GCCTCAAAGCTTACAAGGAGGAAACTCGATTCAAACGAGAAACTCCAGGAAATTACAGGTCTCGACACAACGATCGACTGGAAAAACACCGGGGACAACTCTTACGATGGAGAAAAACTAAAGCTATTAGTACACGACGAAAGCGGTAAGTGGGAAAGGCCTACTAACATACTTAACAACTGGCGAGTTACAAAAACTTGTTTAAGATTAGGTAGTCGCATTATCGGTAAGTGTATGATGGGCTCAACCTCAAATGCATTAGACAAGGGGGGTAAAAACTTTAAAAAATTATATAACGATTCAGACGTTACAAAAAGAAATAAGAATGGGCAAACAAAAAGCGGGTTGTATAAGCTTTTTATACCGATGGAGTGGAACTATGAAGGATTCATTGATGAACACGGTTGGCCGGTTTTTGACGTACCTAAGAAAGATATTCTTGGTCCTCAAGGTGACATTATTGATGAGGGCGTCATTGATCATTGGGAAAATGAAGTTGAAGGATTAAAAGACGATCCGGATGCGTTGAACGAATACTATCGTCAATTTCCAAGAACAGAGCAACACGCTTTTAGAGATGAGTCTAAGCAATCGTTATTTAACTTAACTAAGATCTACCAACAGATAGATTATAACGACGAGTTAAAAAACAATACAATGGTTACGAAAGGTAACTTTCAATGGGAAAACGGTATTAAAGATACAAAAGTAATGTTCTACCCGAACAAAGACGGTAGATTTTATATTACTTGGGTTCCTAATCAAGAACAACAGAATAACATAATAATAAAGAATGGTATTAAATATCCAGGAAACGAGCACATGGGAGCTTTTGGCTGTGACAGTTACGACATTAGTGGTGTTGTGGGTGGTGGTGGCTCTAACGGAGCACTTCACGGATTAACTAAGTTTTCAATGGAGGATGTGCCTCCTAATCATTTCTTTTTAGAATACATAGCTAGGCCATCAACCGCTGAAATGTTTTTTGAAGACGTGTTAATGGCTATGGTGTTTTACGGAATGCCAATATTATGTGAGAATAACAAGCCTAGATTGCTTTACTATTTAAAGCGTCGAGGATACAGGGGCTTCAGTATTAATAGACCAGATAGATCTTACAATAAGTTATCTGTGTCAGAACGAGAAGTAGGTGGTATACCCAACTCAAGTGAAGATATTAAGCAAGCACACGCTTCGGCAATTGAAACTTATATAGAAGATTTTGTTGGTCAAACAAAAGAAGGGTACGGTGATGTTTATTTACAAAGAACATTAGAAGACTGGGCCAAGTTTGATATAAACAACAGAACAAAGCATGATGCATCAATAAGCTCCGGCTTAGCGCTAATGGCATGCAACAAACATAGATATAGTCCTAAGGGAGCTATAACAACAAAGAAATATTCCTTAGGGTTTAAGAAATACGACAATAAAGGAACCACCTCAAAAATAATGCAATAGATGAATGTAAGTACAAATACTAATAGTCCATTTCCTGATCAGGTAGTAAGTGATGCTGAAAAAGCAACGCTAGAATACGGATTGCAGGTTTCTCGTGCTATTGAGCAAGAGTGGTTTAATTACGGGGGAGCAGGTTCAAATAGATATCAAACAAACTGGAATAACTTTCATAACCTTAGGCTATATGCTAGAGGTGAGCAAAGCGTGCAAAAATATAAAGATGAATTAGCTATTAACGGCGATTTGTCTTACTTAAATTTAGATTGGAAGCCAGTACCTATACTATCAAAGTTTTCAAACATCGTGGCTAATGGTATTACCCAAAAGCAATATGACATATCGGCTTACTCACAAGACCCCGATTCTTTAAAGAAAAGAACGGATTATGCTGAAAACATGCTTTTCGACATGCTCACAAAAAAGACCCGAGCTATAGCAGCTGCTGTAATAGGAACGGATCTAAGCAGATCGGGAATGTCGGATGCGGAGCTTCCGGAATCCATGGAGGAAAGAGATTTACACATGCAGCTTAAATACAAGCCCGCTATAGAAATAGCGGAAGAAGAAGCTATTAACACTGTGCTAGCGACTAACGAGTATCACCTGACAAGAGCTAGGGTAAATCAAGATTTAGTTAACATCGGAATAGGTATAACTAAAACATCGTTCAACCCAGCCGAAGGTATAGTTGTTGATTATGTGGACCCGGCTTATTGCGTATGGTCTTATACAGAAGATCCAGACTTTAATGATATATATTACGTAGGAGAGGTTAAATCTATAACCATACCTGAACTTAAAAAAGAATTTCCTTACATATCTGATGAAGAATTAGAAAGAATTCAAAAATCACCAGGCAACCGTAGAATGATACGAGGCTTTGAAAACTACGACTATAATACTGTTCAGGTATTATACTTTGAGTACAAAACCTATACGGATCAGGTGTTTAAAATAAAAAGAACAGACAATGGCCTTGAAAAAGCTATTGAAAAAACTAATGAATTTGATCCCCCGCCAAATGACAACTTTGAAAGAGTAGCCAGATCAATTGAAGTATTGTATCAAGGTGCCAAAATAGTAGGCACGGACATGATGTTAGAATGGAAGCTAGCCGAAAACATGACTCGCCCAATGGCGGACACTACGAGAGTGGAAATGAGTTATTCTATAGCTGCGCCTAGAATGTACAAAGGAGTGATACAGTCTCTTATAAGCAAGTGCATTGGGTTTGCTGACGTAATACAATTAACACATTTAAAAATACAGCAGGTACTATCTAGAATGGTTCCTGATGGAATATTTTTGGATATTGATGGCTTAGCAGAGGTTGATCTAGGTAACGGTACAAATTATAATCCAGCAGAAGCACTAAACATGTATTTCCAAACAGGTTCAGTTGTTGGTAGATCAATGACGCAGGACGGGGATATGAACAGAGGCAAGGTTCCTATACAAGAATTATCAAGCTCCTCTGGTATATCTAAAATACAATCTTTAATTACAGCATATAACTATAATATGCAGATGATTAGAGACGTTACTGGGCTGAATGAAGCCAGGGACGGAGCAATGCCGGATCCTAATGCTTTAGTTGGTTTGCAGAAAATGGCAGCAAATGCGTCTAACACCGCTACTAAGCATATACAGGATGCGAGCATACAATTAACGCTAAGTACTTGTGAAAACATTTCGCTTAAAATAGCTGATGTATTAAGCTTTCCTCTTACTAAAAACTCCTTAATGAATAGCGTATCTACTTTTAATGTAGAGACTTTAAAAGAAATTGAAAACCTCAACCTGCATGACTTTGGTATATTTTTAGAAATGGAACCAGACGATGAAGAAAAAGCAGAATTGCAAAAAAATATACAAATAGCTTTGCAAACAAAAGAAATTGATATAGAGGATTCAATTGATCTTAATACCATAAAAAACCTTAAGCTAGCTAATCAAATGCTAAAGCTCAAGCGCAAGAAGAAACAGGAAAGGGAGCAAGCGCTAGTTCAGCAAAATATACAAGCGCAAGCCCAAGCAAACGCAGAAGCATCTGAAAGAGCTGCAATGGCTGAGGTGCAAAAGCAACAAGCAATGACCGCTGAAAAGGTAGCAATTGAGCAAGCTAAATCAAACTTTGAAATGCAAAGAATGCAGGCCGAAGCACAGATTAAAAAAGAGTTGATGGCAACAGAGTTCCAATACAACTTAAAGCTTGCGCAGATGAAGTCTCAAGAAACACGAGCTAAAGATGCACAAGTAGAAGACCGCAAAGATAAAAGAATTGAAAAAGAAGGATCACAACAAAGCCAGCTAATAGAGCAGAGGCAAACACAGGGATTACCCAAAGACTTTGAGTCTGCCGGCAATGATAACCTAGGCGGATTTGATCTATCTCAATTCAACCCGCAATAAGTACCTATTTAATAATTATATAATATCATATCATGAGTGAAAAAACAGAGGGGACTTTTAAAATTAAAAGTAGACCAAAACTTACAGAGCAGCAGCTAGCAGCTAAAAATAAGGAGCCGTTAATAGATGTTCCAAGTAATGTAACAAAAGTAGTAATACCTAAAGAGGATATAACGGTTGTGGATCCACTTTTAGAAGAAGCAGGAGAAGGAGACGGAGTTATAAAAGAAATAGTTGATGATAAGCCTATTGAGCCGGCTAAGCCCGCAGAAACAGCCACTGCGCCAGCCGCGCCAGCCGTGGAGTTACCGGAAAACATTACAAAGCTAGTCGATTTTATGCGTGAAACCGGCGGGACCATGCAGGATTACATGCGATTAAACACTAATTACGACGACGTGGATCGGGACGTATTAGTAAAAGAATATTACAAAAACACTAAATCTCACTTGAGTGCAGAAGAAATCGAGTTTATGATCGAGGACAACTTTGCATTTGACGAAGACCTAGACGAGGAGCGAGATATCCGTAGAAAAAAACTCGCGTATAAAGAAGAGGTTGCAAAGGCCCGTACGTTTTTAAATGAAACCAAGGATAAGTACTACGACGAAATCAAGTTGAATTCGCCAACACTTACTGAGGACCAAGCTAAAGCATCGGACTTTTTTAATCGATATAAAGAGGACCAGGAAAGAAACGTCGCTAACCACGATAAGTTTAAAGCCAAGACTAATGAATTACTTAATGAAAATTTCGAAGGTTTCGATTTTAGTTTAGGTGAGAAAAAGTTTAGATACGGCGTACAAAACCCATCACAGATAGCGGAAAAGCAGTCAGACATTAGTAACTTCATAGGGAAGTTTCTTGGAGAAGACGGCACGATTACAGATACCGCAGGGTATCACAAAGCATTATATGCTGGAGCAAATGCCGATAAAATGGCAAATCATTTCTATGAGCAGGGTAAAGCCGACGCAACTAGGGATATCTTATCTAAATCTAAAAACCCATCGACAGGAGCAAGACAAGCTGCGCCTGTTGAAGGAATTAAGTTTGGAGCATATAAAGTTAAATCTGTTTCTGGAGCGGACTCATCAAAATTAAAAATCAAAAAGTTTAAAAACTAAAAACAATGAGTTTATTACCACAATTTGGGGATATGACCCCAACACAAGTACCGCAGTTACTTTCAACAAATTACTTGCAATGGAACAACAACGGCGGAGCAGCTACTCCTAACTTTGCAGATTTCGCGCAACAATACTTGCCAGAAATTTACGAAGCAGAAGTAGAACGTTATGGAAACAGAACGTTATCTGGATTTTTACAAATGGTTGGAGCTGAAATGCCAATGACGTCTGATCAAGTTATTTGGTCTGAACAAAATCGTCTACACATATCTTACACAGATGTTGCAGTTGATGCAGCAGGTACAGGATTTGTTATTCCTGTAGTTGCAGGACAAGTTACTAACGTTATATCTGTTCAGGATACTATCGTTATTCTTGACCCAGCAACTGGAGTAGAAGCTAAAGGTATTGTTACTGCATCAGGTGCAGCAGCAGGAAACGGAACATTAACCGTGCAACTTTATAGTGGAGTTTCTCCAGCATTAACGTTTGGAGCATCTCCTTATGCAGGTCTTAAGATATTCGTTTATGGATCTGACTACGCTAAAGGGTCGCAAATAGGTGGAACAACACCTAGAGTTAGCATAGAGCCTGTTTTAACGCAGTATTCTAATTCACCGATTATCATTAGAGATCAATATGTTGTGAACGGATCGGACACTGCACAGATCGGATGGGTAAATGTAGCGACTGAAGACGGAACTGATGGATACCTATGGTACCTAAAGGCTGAGTCTGAAACACGTTTACGTTATGCTGACAAGCTAGAAATGGCTATGGTAGAAGGAGAGCTTAACTTAAATGTAGGAGCTAATCCAAACCAAAGCTACAAGCAGCCAGGAACAGAAGGTATGTTCGCAGCTATCCAAAGCAGAGGAAACGTAGAGACTGGGTTTACAGCAGCAGGCGGTTTAACTGAATTTGATAACATTCTTAAGAATCTTGACACCCAAGGAGCTATTGAAGAAAACATGTTGTTTGTACAACGTCAGACTTCTTTAGACTTTGATGACATGCTAGCTGCAATCTCTGGAGGAGCACAAGGAGGAACCGCTTACGGTTTATTCGAGAACTCTTCTGAAATGGCTTTAAACTTAGGATTCACTGGATTCCGTAGAGGATCTTACGACTTCTACAAAACAGACTGGAGATACT